GACATTGAGTGATCCCACGTTTACTGAAGTGACATTAGCTGAGGCGGTGTTCAGTGTCACTGCGTTGGCACTGAAAAGGTTCGAAAGTCCCGAAACTGTGAGTTGGGTCACGTTCGCTCCCGTAAACACGTTGAGTGACTCCACGTTTCCTGAAGTGATGTTCGCTGAGGCGGTATTCAGGGTCACTGCGTTGGCACTGAAAAGGTTTGAAAGTCCCGAAACTGTGAGTTGAGTGACATTCGCTCCCGTGAATACGTTGAGTGATCCCACGTTTCCTGAAATGATATTCGCTGAGGCGGTGTTCAGGGTTACTGCGTTGGCACTGAAAAGGTTAGAAAGTCCCGAAACTGTGATTTGAGTCACGTTCGCTCCCGTGAATACGTTGAGTGATCCCACGTTTCCTGAAGTGACATTAGCTGAGGCGGTATTCAGTGTCTGTAAATTGCCTGATAACCCCTGAAAGGTTCCTCCTGAGAAAGCAGCTCCCGTGAATCCCGTGGAGGCTGTGATGGTCGTTCCCTGGAAGGTTCCTCCCGTAAAGGCGGTTCCTGTGAATCCCGTGGAGGCTGTGATGGTCGTTCCCCTGAAAGTCCCTCCTGTGAAGGCGGCTCCCGTGAATCCCGTGGAGGCGGTGATGGTTGTACCACTTAGTGTGGAACCCTGGAAAGTCCCTCCCGTAAAGGCGGTTCCTGTGAATCCCGTGGAGGCGGTGATTGTTGTCCCACTTAGTGTGGAACCCTGGAAAGTCCCTCCCGTGAAGGCGCCTCCGCTAAATCCAGTTGCCGACATCGAACCACCGAGAGTAATTCCTGAAAAATACGCCTGATCTGCGTAAATATTAGTGGTTGTAACTGTGTTTGAGATATATGCATTTCCAAGAACATATAAAGTTGTTGTGAGGCTTGGAGTTGTTGTAATTGTTGGACCCATGTAGACTGGTGCCAGAAGTGACTGCCCCGACGTAGAATACATTTGGAAACGCGTCGTTCCATAATTCACTATCAAAGAATTGGCAAGACTTTGATTTGCAAGAATCATATTTTCACTTGCATCCTTGGTGAGACTCACGCCATTTCCAGCACCTATCGAAGTATCTGAAAGGTTAATTGCGACAGAAGTTGCGCCGGTTGCCCCAATCTCGAGTTGACTTGTTGGAGTTGTCATGTTGAGACCTATCCGACCGGTATTGGTCATCAGGAGAGACCCTGAATCACTCACAAAATTTACTGGATTTTTACCGGTCAGGGCTGTTACACTTAAAGAGTTTGCCGAGACGTTACCCGTTGTTACCGAGTTACTCACCGCCAGATTACTCAAGAGACCTACACTTGTGATATTGGGTTGAGCTGCATTTACAACTGAATCTGCTAAAGGAACAGCGCCGACTATACTGGAAGAATTGATATTGGAAAGACCAGATGCATTTCCAGAAAAGAGCCCTGCGGTGAGTATCCCAGATACTGAAAGGCTTGTTAGGGTTCCCACACTGGTGATGTTCACCTGAGCAGGATTGGTAACCACACCAGCTGTAGCGACAGTTCCCGTCACATTTGCAGCGCGAAGATTCGCAATTCCCGATCCGTCAGAGGTTATTAAAAGTCCTTGGACATTCAGACCAGTAAGCGTTCCCACGCTGGTGATGTTGGGCTGAGCATCTCCTGAGACTACAAGAGCCACGTTCGCCCGTGCTACGTTACCCACCAGGTTGGATGAATTTATGTTTGAAATTCCTGAACCGTTGGAGACTATGACTAAACCCTGGACGTTTAGGTTAGAGAGGATTCCCACACTGGTGATGTTGGGCTGGGCGTTCTGGGTAACCACCTGAGCCGCATAAACAGTCCCAAAAATATTTGATGAATTTATGTTTGAAATTCCAGACCCATTTGAGATGGTTGCCAGACCCTGGACGTTGAGGTTTGAGAGAACCCCCACGGAGGTTATGTTGGGTTGACCGGCAACCGTGACTGACGCCGCAGTTCTCACGGTCCCATTTATGTTTTGAGAGTTTAGGTTTGTGATAGCGTACCCGTCGCCCGAAATTTCTCCTGAAACATCCAGTTTGACGAGAGTTCCCAGACTTGTGATGTTGGACTGGGTATTCCCTGAAACTGTCAGTGCAACGGTCGAGTTTGCCACGTTTCCAGTCACGTTCGACCCGTTAATGTTTGAAATTCCTGAACCGTTGGAGACTATCAGAAGTCCCTGAATATTGAGACCTGTGAGGGTTCCCACACTGGTGATGTTGGATTGAGAAGCCTGTGAAACCACCAGAGCAACGTTCGCCCTTGCTACGTTTCCAGACACGTTCGACCCGTTAATGTTTGAAATTCCTGAACCGTTGGAGACTATCAGAAGTCCCTGAACATTGAGACCTGTGAGGGTTCCCACACTGGTGATGTTGGGCTGGGAAGCTCCCGAGACGACCAGAGCAACGGTCGAGTTTGCCACGTTTCCAGTCACGTTCGACCCGTTAATGTTTGAAATTCCTGAACCGTTGGAGACTATCAAACGTCCCTGAATATTCAGACCGGTGAGAGTTCCCACGCTGGTGATGTTAGGCTGAGAAGCCTGTGAAACCACCAGGGCAACGGTTGAGTTTGCCACGTTTCCGCTAAGACTTGATCCACTGATATTGGAAAGTCCGGAAGCGTTTCCAAAAATATTTGAAGCATAAACAGAGTTCATATTTGAAGTTCCATAGACGTTCAGGGTATTTAGACCAAAAATAGTGACTGTGTTGGCAAAGAGGTTATTAACATTCATGGTTGTGACATTTGCCGTCCCAACCACGAAAAGGTTCGAGCCTGTTGGGGGGTCATTCAAGGTTCCGATAGAGACTCCGTTCGCCGTGGCAATGTTAAAGAGACTGGTGGGTATCCACTGGGTCTGAACATTGACGGCGTTTGTAACAGTTCCATACTGATCAATTATAAGTTGAGGAACGTTTGACGCACCACCATATATACCAGCAACAACTCCCGTTATTGGAAGAACTGTATTACTCAATGTTCCTATGTTTATACTAGATGCATTAATATTGAAAATATTTGATCCATCTCCTGAAAAATAAAGAGCATTTGCATAAGTGAAATTTGCAAGTAAATTGCTTGAGAGAGTAATAGCTTCTACTGTGTTTACATAGAGAATGTTTCCAAAAACAGCTCCACCATTACTTCCTGATACATTTCCAGTATACACAGTAACTGTGACTGGGGAAGCGACAGTTACGGTAGATCCTCCTCCACCTCCACTGCATCCATTCGTGATGCTGTCTCCACCCATGGTTATCTAGCTTTTACCGAGATTATTATGAGTAAACCAAGAAGAGCAGCACCGGCTATTAAAATTATTTGCATCTTTTGGTCGTTCCCTGAGTCCCACGGGACTGGCTGGGGGAGACTGAGTGGTCTACTAGGGTCCTCATCTGGTACATGGACAGTTTTGAAACGTAGGATGAACATGTTCCTCCCAAGATCAATAGGTGGACTGAAATTATTATCAACAAAAACGTTCCCGTTGTTTGGCTGGCGCCATGTGATTGTCAGACGGTCCAGTTTGTCGATGCGTGAAGGAAAATCTTGGAGGATTCGGTAATTTGCGTTGTAAAATTCACCATTATTCACCACATTTGACGATGAGTAAATGTTTCCGAATGCATTGGTAGACGTCTTCACTGGAATTGTGGCAAATGAGCCATAAAAAGCGTTGGCAGTCGGGACGGTTTTCACGAGCGCATCGGCGATGAGATTTCTTGGGGTCCTGAGTTCTGTTATATCCAAAGTCAGATACTGCGAACTGTACACGTTCGGCAACATTGCCGAAAGAACCTCAACCTTGATGATATTCTGGATGGGGGTCGTCAGGTACAGAGTATATGAATTTGAATTTGGAAAAAGGGTTTGATTCCTGTTATCGGAATCGACATAGACTGTGTAGTCCATTTAATACTTGATTAGTATTTATTTACATGATTGGTAAACCCACACGATCAGGGTACAGGCACACGTTGGGCTTGGAGCAGGTAATCCGGAGAGTCATGTAGGTCGGACCACCGACAAAGTCATTCAGGTTCCCGATCGCCGTGTAGATGTTGACGGTGAATTTCTCAATTTGACGAATTGGCTCTATAAACGGAGTCTCGGCTGGGAAAAAGTCATTTATCGTAAATATCGTTCGGTGACTCGTTATGGAACCTTCTTGGGTTGGAATAAACAAGACGGAGGTTGCGAGCTGTCCCACGTTATTTGCTGTGATCAGAGATGCTGCACCTTCCGTCGATATATTTCCTGCAACCTGAAGTCCGTATTGAATATTTGTTCTGTCATTAAACTTGGACTTGAGTTCCTCAATATTCAGATAATATCCGCCTGATGAAGTCACGGGAGTGTTGGCATTCCCATGGAATGAAAGTGACAGGATCTCAGCTTTGATGACGTTTCGCAAAGGGATGTTCATGTAGCCGACGAAGCTCGCATTTGAGCTGGCACCGACTGAATCAACACGGATCGTGTACACCTCAGTGTCGCACATATTACTTTAATCTTCTATTTTTTTAGAGTCTACTTCTCCAGCAGGGAACCGCCGACGCCGCCGGCAATGGTATAGTCGCGCATCTGGTCACGGACCATGGAGGAGCCGCCGCACAGACCACCTGGGGTCAGACCCACGGTGTAATAGTCAGAAGACTCCGAGGGACCTGGCACACAGTCTACACGATCCTTCAGGGAGAAGATGTCACCGTTCGTCTGGCGAGCGGCTGGACCGGCATTCACCAGCAGGGGGGAGGGCTCGTAGCCGCTCTTGCTCCCCTGGACAACCAGAACCAGGATAGCCACGAGCAGACCAACGATGATGGCGTGGATGAGCATTTTTCCAAACTTGATCTTCATTTGTATTTTATGAATATTATTTTCGGGCGCGTTAAAGGCATCTGACATCATTTCTCTAAAAGTATTAGGATGGCTGATGTATCTTTTGAAACTAACGGGGGACAAACTATGAATTTAAATGATGAGGAGACTGCTCTGCTGGATGAAATTTCTATTCAGCCTGCTGAGAGGAGAATTCCTCTTAAAGCCAGACCTTCACGCCCAAGCCCTTTTGCAAAGCGTGCAGCTGGAGTAAATCAAGGTATTTCCCAAGACGAGGGGCTGGATATGTTCATGAATCCTGGTAAGCGTACGGCGCCTGCAGCTCCAATTGTTGAGGAGTATGATGGCGGCGAGGAGGAGTACGAGGATGATCAGCAGCAGGAGGGGGGTGGCAGTTATGGACCACAGGTTCCTTCTGAGGGATACAAGACGATCGAGGACGAGAAGGCTGACCTGCTGAACAAGATTTCCAGACTTTCCAAGAAGGGGGTTGCAACCAGTGCCCGTCTGACTATTTATTCAGACATTGATGAGATTCGCACAGAGTACAAGCGGATGACGTACGGCATCGAGGTTGATCGCTCGGTCAAGTTTCAGCGTCGCATGCTGGTGGCTTGCGTGACGGGTCTGGAGTTTCTGAATGACAAATTTGACCCATTCGACCTGGAGCTGAACGGTTGGTCTCAGAATATGATGGAGAATGTTGATGATTATGACGGAGTATTCGAGGACCTTTACAACAAATACAAGACCAAGGTGAATGTCGCACCAGAGGTGAAGCTCATGCTGATGGTTGGAGGATCAGCAATGATGTTCCACCTGACCAACTCGATGTTCAAGGCGGCTGTGCCGAACGTTTCTCAAGTTGTGAGGCAAAACCCAGACCTGATGCGCAACATGGTTGATGCGGTTCAGCGTAGCCAGCCACAGCAGCAGTCCGGCTTTGGTTCCCCTGTGAATGACGGTGGGCGCCGTGACATGAAGGGACCGGGTATGGATTTCGGCTCTTTGATGAGCATGATGGGTCCTCCCCCAGCTATGATGACGCGTCCAGGAAATCACGGAGGTGACAACGAGTCCGTGTCTGACATTGTGTCTATCGACGCAGGCGGCGACCCCGATACTCGTGAGGTTAACCTCAGCACAGACAAGAGGAAGCGTGGACCCAAGGCGAAGAAGAAGGAGGTTTCTATCTAAATAAATTATTTGTATTAAGTAATGGGATTGGCTTACGCGCCAATTAATGATGAGTTGTCACACAGACCACCAGTCTATAAACGGGAAATCCCGTCCATTCAAAAACCAGTTATGGATAACACGGAGTGTAATTACATCGTCATGTTTTTCGTAGCTGGGGTATTTTTAATGGGTTTTGTTGATTCAATTCGCAAGTAGGAGGGGACCTACAAGAACAAGCATTTCCCAGTTTTAACAATTGGCTTTTCTTCACCGACTATTTCAAATCCACCTTCCCTATAAATCTTGAGTCGCTTGTTGTACATGCTAAAAAATACAGACCATTGGTCAGCAATATCAAAAATCAAAGGATCGTTCAATTTTCCTTTGGTTTCTCTCATAATTCGTCCTATAGATTGTTTAATATCAGACCGTGGGGTTGCTAAGATGACCGTGTCGAGCACAGGAATGTCCAGTCCCTCGTGAGCAAGCTGAAACGTTGCAATGACCACTTGCTTTTTAGCAGATTCATTCAATTCAGACTCTTTCATGCCTCCGATGTACAAGCCAGCCTTAGAGCCAATTTTGTTGAGTAAATCAAAGCAATGTTCACGCCGATCAGACAGTACAAGTACGCGCCTATTCTCGTTCAGCGCTTCGTGAACCGTGTTGATGATGAGCACGTTCCGATTATCGAGTTCAGTCAGGAGGGTAGTCATGCCAGCCATGTTAATCTTCCCAAAGCGCGTTACGGGTGGAGCCTCCTTGAAGGCATCACACGCATATTTCAGTGTCCGAACCTTCGTCGTCCCCTGATTGACCCGCTCAACACGGAAGAACTCGGCACCGAGGAACCAGTACAGGAGTCGTGTAAGTCCATCCTTCCGTTCTGGTGTGGCTGTGAGACCGAGCGTAAACCGTGGACAAATTTTAAACATAAATTGAGAAAAAGCTGGAGCGCCGATATGGTGCGCCTCATCTACAATGAGAAGACCGACTGAATCAAAAACTTTAGGTTCAAATTCCCTCATGCACATGGTTTGAATCAAAGCAATGACGAAATCCTTTTCAATATCGAACGTGTCGCCCTGAACTCGCCCGATGGTAGCCGCTGGACAAAACTCCTTGATTTTATCGACCCACTGATTTGCCAAAAACTCCTTGTGAACCACAATCATGGTTCTGACTTTTAGTTGTGCCGAAAGAGCCAAGGCGACTGTAGTCTTGCCATAGCCGCACGGTAGCGAGAGGACACCCCCGCCTTTTTCACGAAAGGCTTGAACTCCTGCATCGAGAGCTTCTGGTTGACGTGTCGCCTCTCGTAATTTTCCAACAAAATTGATGCCGTGAGCAACAGAAGGATCTTTTCTGGAATCTGTGGTGGGC